GTTTATATAACCAGTACGGTAAGCGAGGAAGTGAAGTTTTAGCAGAGGCTTACCTGCTCAACGATTACGAACAGGCGGTGAAATTTTAATGACCGATGACATTGTGACCCGACTTCGAGCCCGTCACCAGCAGAAGCCTCACCGCTATCCGCCCGACATCGTGAAGCACGAGGAGGTCATCTACTGGCGATGCGCCGAGTGCGGAAACCTCATCGACGACATGACCTCAGGGGACTGCACCGTCGACTGGCGCTCCCCGCACCTTGAGCACGAGGCCGCTGATGAGATTGAACGCTGGCAAGACATTGCTCGTAGGCTTTATCTTTTTATTCAAGACCCATGTACCCCTAATCATTGGTGCGATGTCTGTTCATCTATTGATGCATATGAAAAGGCGGTAAATAATGGATGATGATAAATGTAACTGCGTCAACATGAATGGCAATATGTGTTACCCATGCCTAGTCAAGGATTACTACGCCATATCAGCAGACAACTTTAGGTTGATACATGAAAACGAACGCCTACGCAAAGAGGTTGCTCGTCTCGGCTCTTTCATTCACCCCATCGGAACAGTTACATACGGGATAGAGGATATGTATGAGCGATGACATTGTGACCCGACTACGGGAAACTGAAGCGTATTGGAAAGGTACAGCATCCCATGAGGACTTTGTTATTTGTGCTGAAGCCGCTGATGAGATTGAACTCCTGCGGACAGAAGTAGAAAAGTGGAAGAGATTGTACAGATGGGAAGTGCGTGATGAGTGACGGCGCCACAAGCACTGTGTTGAGCATGATCATTGCAGGCCTCGCCGGCTGGTCGGTAAAGCAAATAGTTCTATACATAAGGGAGATGAAATGAGCAGCGACGCAGTTATCCGCGACCTACAGACAAGTCTGGAGCGCGTAACCGAAGATCGCGACAACATCAGAGCCATTGCCGCGGAAATGGCAAGGCTTATGGAGCGCTATGGAATTGACTTCTACGGCGTGTATCACAGGTTTGTAAAGGAGTACGGTCGTGAACCAGCGTAGCACAACAATGAACGCAACCAGCTTCGAGCGCATCGCCAACCGGTACTACAACCAGCATCATAAGTATCTTGACCGAGATCAGCTGTGCACCTGCACGGCATGCACTCAGTACAGGCAGCTAACGAAGAGAGCGACAAATGACAATCCCAGAACTGACGTATGAAATCGTAGCCGTCATCACCGGCTACCTCACCTATCAGTGGTTCGTTCAAGGCGCTAGCGATGAGGGCCGCGTTCTTCGTCGCGAGGACAAGGCAGCGTTCGTGGTGCTTGGTGGAGTCGGCGGAGTTGCTTGGCCGATCACGCTGTTTATTCTTGGAATGACAACCGTGCTTCATGGAGCCGGCCGCCGCTGGGGAAACGAAGATGAATAGAGAAGAGGAATACCTCCGCTGGTCAGGCAAAGTCTCGTCAACACCAACGCGACCGACCCTCACGATCCACGAAGACGGGGTGCTTGAGGAGATTGAAGACGAAGAAGAGGTGGCCGTCATCTGCCACAGAGGATACGACGAGCTGAACAAGATCTACACGCTGTTCTGCCCAATATGCAGCGCGCCGATCGAGGCCAAGCTTCGGTTCAAGGAGGATACCGATGGTCACCCACACCGATACACCTACGATTTGCTGAGCCAGTTGTGTGAATGCCCGTCGGTTGTGTTTAGATACAACGGTAACCACACATCATTTTAAGGAGAGTAGCCATGGGATACGTCATTATTGCATTCGTGCTTGGTTACACCGTTGGCTGGGTCATGCAGTTCATTGAATCACGCAGAGAGAATGACGCCATCCAGGTCCGTCTGCGTGAGCTTGAACGCACAAACGAGCGCTATAAGAACCACATCTTTCAGCAATTCAAGTTCGAGGCGTCTCGACGCGACATCGACATCGACCCTGATGAGTGACCACGACGAGATGCGCAACGCACTCGTAAGAGCTCTCACCTACGGTGTGGACTTTAGCTACGCGCGGATTCTACAGGTTGACCCTGAGATACTGCCGCTTTTTCCTTGTCCCGCTTGCGCTTGTCTCGCTTGTACTGGACATACTTCTCATGAACATCGGGACGCTTCCTGCGCTCACGATCCGCCATGCGCCTCCGCATGACGGGGTCATTGAAGTAACCAGCAACGTATCGTTCGTAGTCTGTCTCGCCGCCCCAGATGCCGTGTTCCTCGTTCTCACGAGCGTACTGCCTGCACTGCTGCTGAACCGGACACTGATTGCAGATCACACGAGCTCGCGCCTCGCGGTCTCTCTTCTCCCGTTGGGTCTCTCTGAATGGCTCAAAGAATAGGTTTGTGTGCCCTCGGCAGATTGCCTGGTCAAACCAAGATGTGTTCTTGAGTGTCATCTGTATCTGTATCCTTGTCTTGTGTGATGTGTAGTCTTATGTCGAGTAGCAAGTCAATGACCTCGCTCGACGTCAACAGCGTCCTTGACGAGAAGTCCGCTATCCCGGAGTCGATCATTTGCACGATCTTGTCCGGGATAGCGTCCAGCTCGAGTTCGTCTAGCTCAGGCACCCTTTTCCTTCTTGTCGACCTTGCGGAAGACAGCGTTGATCTCTTCCTTTGTGAGCTTGCCGTCGTCCATGTACGCGCGAGCAAGACCCTCGACGACGAACGCAACGCCACCAATGCCGGCCATCAGCACGGCCTTCATGAGTGGCACGTCTACAATGGCACCAGCGCCGACAACGCTAAGTCCCGTAGCTGCAAATGTTGCGACAATTCTCATCGCGACCTGGGTAATCTGTTCCATTGAGTGCTCCTTGTGATAGAAGCCCTCTCCTGCGAAGATCATACCAATAGCTGCCCGCGGTTACTTCGCGTTGTCCTTGACGAACTTGATCTCGCAAGCGTCTGTTGTGCAGTAAGACTCGCCAATCGCGTCCGCCGCCATGCCCGCGTAGACACCGGAGAAGTCGATTGGAAACAGCTTCATGGTGCCTTCCTTGTATTGCTCAGCGGTGATCTGAGTGTACGGCATCTGCGGATAGGTCATGTTGCCCTGCGGTAGGAACGAGACCGTCTTGAGCTGTCCGTCATACATGTGCAGCACTGTTCCGACGTGCTCCTTCTCGGTCTCGGCGTCAAACGAGATCGTCACCGAGACGGAGTTGTCTGACCAGTAACGCTGCGCTGTTGCGGCAAGCGACATCTTCTCGAAGATTGTCACGTCCTTCTCGGAACGTGTCGCGTTGGACTCGATGGGGAAGAACACCACGGACGTCGTATCGGGAGATTCCGACGCCGGCTCGACTCGGTAGTTCGCCATCTTGAACAGCGGAAGCATCGGGTCGTCGTTGGAGAAGCGGATCGCACGGTCGAAGTACTTACCGCCCGGTGTCCAGTGAACCCCAGGCGACTCGCCGGCAAGAATGGAAACGGTGCCGGAAGGCTTTACCGTCGTCATCTTGATTGACTCACGGATACCCAACCACTCAGAGTAGACGTTGTCGTGATTCTTTACCGTGTTGTATCCGGCGTCCATCCACTCGCGAAGAACGGGCAGCCCGACGCGGTCAGCAAAGTTAGCGACGCCAGAGATTGACGTTCCGATGCGGCGGTTCCTCTGCATGATCGCGTTTGTCTCCTCCCAGTGCGTGGGAAGAAGCGTGACGGTCTTCGCATAGAGATACGCGAACTTCAGCGTGCGCTTGAAGTCATCAAGATTGTCATGACGGTTGAGGTATGTCTCGACAAGCGTGCAGCACTCATAGCTCTCAAGCGACTGCTCGGCGCAGGGGTTGTACCCAGCGACGCGCCAGTCCTTGTTGTTTGCGGGATCGGCAAGACGCCCATACTTGCGCGAGACGTCGAGCCAGATGACACCAGGCTCCCCGTTGAGCGCGATTCCGTCAACGATGCTTGACAGGTCTGCACCAACAGTTGTCTCAACGCTGTTGTTGGACATCCATCCCCAACCCGGTGCATCGGGATCGTACGAGTTGCGCTCGGGGAAGCGATCCTTGTTCTTGAGATTGATGAACTCATCGTCACCAAGACGACCAAGCAGCAGCTCGGCGGAGCGACGCACGTTACCAGACACGACGCAGACTCCGATGAGGTTTCCGATGTCTGCAATATCAACGCGCGAAAGTTTCTGCCCAGCGCGACCCTTGAACATGCGACGGATGTGATTGTGAAGCTTGATCAGCGGATCGGGTCCAGCCGCGGTGCCGCCAAACGTGCGGATAGGTTCGCCGGCTGCGCGAATCTCGGAGTAGTCAAACTCCGCTACGCACTGATCTGCCTTGAGGTAGGAGTTGATCAGTGTTGTCACCGACTCGACCCAACCTTCACGAGTATCGGGGATGACCTCGATCGCGCAGCTCTTCGTTGGCTCGTAGATTGTGAAGTCCTTGTCTGCGCCCTTGTCGTCAAAGCCGACGCCAACGCCCAGCATCGACGCTTCCATAAGAAACGCGAACGGCTTCGCTGGATTGTTCTTCGACATCTCGGCAGTCGAGACGAATGCGCAGTTCTGAAGAGCGGCTGAGTTCTTATGCAGGTTGACAAGCGGAGTGCCCATGACCCAGAGTCCACGCCCAGGCGGCGTCCACTTGAGATTGAACAGACGATCAAACGCTTCCTTCGCGCTTGCCTGCGCCTTGGCATCATTCCAAGGCAGTCGGTTTGTCTTGCAATGATCCTTCTGCAGCGAATACATTCCGTTGATGACTCGCTCGCAAACGTCTACCCAAGTTTCCTTGGTGCCGTCTTCCTTGAGACGCGAATAGGTGCGAAGAAAAGTGATTTCTCCAACCGAGTTGCCACCGGCGTCGCGGTAACCAAACGGCGCTTTCTTGTCGCGGTATCCAGCGACAAAGTCGTCGTTTAGACGGAAAGAGAACATCGAAGACATGTTACGCACCTCATAGCATGGGAGAGAGATTGGCTGAGGTTAGCAATTATACTTCGACGTTGAGTCAACGGGATAATTGACTATAGATTTTGTCGCACTCTGGGCACACTGGAAACAGGGACCCGTCCCTCGTTGGGACCCAGATCTTTCCGCAAAGTGCAACGATCGGAATACCGTTGACAAATGCTTCCATGATCTCGTCCTTCTCGGCGTAGTGTGCAAACTTGTCGTGATCGCCGTCCTGTTGTACGTTTTGCGGAGCGTTACGCGTTTCTGTTGTCACCTTGACATCCCTCGCACCAGTAGACCGTCCGTCCGTCAAGCGTATCCGAACGTACAAGTGAGCCACAGACAAGGCAGTCGTTGCCATGTCGCTTGTAGACGTAGCTGTATTGCGTGCACCCATGCAGCTCTACTCCGTGCTTGCGTAGGTGCTCCTCAGTCACGGTGCGAATGTGCCCATCCGTCGCTCCGTCTCTGAGCAACACAACCGAGTCACTCCAGATCTCGTCAAACTTCTCTCTCGGTACGTCCTTTCCGGAGATGAATGGCGATAGCTGCGCGCGGAAAAGTAGCTCTGCGCGATAGACGTTGCCGATTCCTGCGATCACCGACTGATCCATGAGCAGACCGCCGATCGTCTTCTTGCTCTTGGCAATCTTCTCCCACGCCTTCTCCGGGTCGGCGTTGTCATGAATAGGGTCCGGGCCAAGTTTAGCTTTCTTGGTAAGCATAGCGTCGTAGTCCACAATCTCGCACGCCGTCGGCCCGGCAAGATCTGAGAGGTACTCGTCATTCATCAAACGAAGACGAGTCGCGTTGCCCGGCTGCTGCTGCTTGTTCTTGCGCAACTTGAACCAGCCATAGAGACCAAGATGAATGTGAACGATGTCGTTGTCGAAGTGCAGAAAGAGATGCTTGCCATGGGCGCTCGTTTCCGTCATCACTCTGTCGTTGATTACCGCCGCGCCCTCATCAAATCGCCCCTGCGGGCTCGAGGCTTGAACAAGTGTTCCGACGAATCCGTATGAGTGAACCGTCGCTAGGTGTCGTATTGAGTGTCCCTCTGGCATGTGTCAATTATATCTTCGAGCTACACTCTTTTCATCATCTTGTGCACCTTGGCCTTGCTGATGATGCCCAGGTGCGATGACACGTCCTCCCTCCCAAAGGAAAGAACGTAGTCGTCTCCGTAAGCAATGAAACCGGCGACGAACTCAATGGCGGGCGCAACAAGATGAAACGGCTCGCTCTTCTCAACGATCCATCCGTCTGTGTCAAATCGCACAAAGACATGTTCATAGATCTTTTGAACGTTGTCAACGGTCATGAAGCGAGAGGGGATGTACTGCATCTTCTTCGTCGTGCGCAGCGTATGCATAACTCCAAGATATGTTCCGTCGCTCATCTCGACAAGGTGAGCGTTTCCACGAAGAGCGGATGTCTCCTTGTTATCGCGAAGACGATGAATAACCCTGTCACCCTTGACGATTCCGTTTCCATCGTAGATGTAGTCAAAGTTCTTTGGCTTGTTACCCGCGGTCATCCAATTCTTCTCCGGGCGACGAGACTCAAAGCCCGGAATGATCTCTACCTTCTCTGCCTTCGTTGCTTTCTTGTCTAGATGCACGATGCAGTTGCGGGCGACCGGTATGCGTTTCTCCATAGCGACGCCTGTAAGAAGCCATCTCTTGTCGCGCCACAAAAGCTTGGGATCCTCAACGCCGCGACTGAAGTCCGTTCCGCACTGACTGAAATCGATCTGTCTCAGGTTCTCTAAGGTAAAAGTTTCGCTGAGCTCGGCAAACCACACTCTGTTCCTGATTGGACCACCGACGGTGACGTGTAGCTCGCCGTGAGGCAGAATGACGTAGTTGCTTGATCGGATTGCTACGGCTAATGAACCAGAGTCCGATACGCCAATAGAGGGATTGAATGCGCTCCATGTCTTGTCATCCTTGTCTACTAGGCGACGAAGATACTGAACCCGTCCACCGAGCTCATCAAACGTAGAAACCAACGGGGAACCTCTCGACAACGTCGGAGTGTTTCTTCACCTGAGCGATGATGTTGTCACCGGTGTTCTTGATGTCAAAGCCCGCTGCAATCAACCTGTCAACCGTGTCAGGCACGGCGTCCTCAAAGAGGTCCTCCGTCCACACCCTGCCCCGATACCCGGCGTACTTGAGCAGTGCCTCGAGCGACAGCGCCGTGTACTCATAGTTGTGGCGATGATACTCGCGCGTCTTATGATACGCCATGAAGAAATACGGCTCAAGTCCACGCACGATCTTGTGCAAACCACGCGAGCTTGCAACGTTAGGCGTCGTTAGAAATAGTGATCCGTCATACCTTGTAACTCGATTGATCTCTTGAAGCATGAACATCGGATCAATCTCCATATGCTCAAGAACCTCGCAGCAGACAACGTAGTCATAGGTGTTGTTATCTGCCGGGATCGGTCGATTCTCAAGATCGACGCTCATCGCGTTGACGGTCATCTTTTTCTGATTGATCTCGACGGTCTTGAAAAAGACCGACGGCATACTTCTGTCGAAGTGCGTCACGTCCACGGTGACGTCGGGGAGCAGCGCCTTGAGCGCAAGCGGAATGAATCCAGTGGTGCCAATCTCAAGAATGCGACCCTCTGGCTTGGAGTCCACAATCAACTGAACGGATCGCGCCAGCCTCGCCTTGTGCCCCCGGTGGTAGTCGTCCGCGCCTTGCAAAAGCCCGGACACAACCTCCTTCACCTCATCCGACACGTTCTCGTAGGGAAACGACTTCATGGACCTATCATACAATACCTGCGGCGGAAAAATAGCACTTTGATTGATGGACTATAATGAAGCCCAAGTGCCAACAACGGCCTCCAAGCACAAGGGTGATCTCAATGCCTCGTACATACACTGGAAACTCCGACGCCAGAAAGAACGGCTCGACCCGTCCCGGACTGAAGAAGTTCATGGACCTCGCGATGAAGCGCTGGGGGTTCACGAACCTCGGCGCGTACAACTACCGCGTCATGAACAATCCCAAGGCGAAGGCTGACCCCACCAACCCTAAGTCTCTTAGCGTTCACTCCACAGGTCGCGCGTGCGACCTTGGCTACAAGGATCGCAAGGCAGCGGAGCAGGCGTGGGAGTGGATGCTCGCCAACGCTGCTGCGCTCGGCATCGAGGAGATTCACGACTACGCGTTTGATCCCGACGGCGGCGGCCCCGGCAAGCCTTGGGGTCGCGGCTTCCGCTGCTCACGCGGCGAGGGCGCACGCGGCGTAAAGATCTACGACGAGAAGGTAAACGCCGGAACTCCTGGTGGCAAGTGGCTGCACTTTGAACTCTCTCCCGAGATGGCTGACAACCCGGCAAAGCTCGAGGCAGCGTGGAACAAGATCGCCCCGCCCGCCGCCGTTGCCGCGACAAAGCCCGTGCTCATCAAGCCCAACCCCGCGACAGCGAAGAGCACCGGCGGACGCCCTGCGCCCACTCCGGCACCTGCCGCTCCCAAGCCTGCCCCGGCCGCCGCGGACAAGTTTCCTGGTGACATCAAGAAGGGCGCCAAGGGCGCCGCTGTGAAGAAGGTGCAGCAGAAGATTGGCGCGACTGTTGACGGCGACTACGGCGCCAAGACAGAGGCCGCTGTCAAGGCTTGGCAGAAGAAGAACAAGATCAAGGAAACAGGAGTCGTTGATGCGGCGACCTGGAAGAAGCTGTTTGGCTGACGGCCGTGAATGAGATTGTAGTTGCCCTCATCGGTACGGCCGGACTCGTGCTCGTCGCGCTGATTGAAACCACCCGCCGGGTCAGTAAGAAGACCCTAGAGGAGAACCGACTTGACCATGCCGTCGTCATGGACAAGATTGATGATCTAGGGAAGAATCTTGGCCGATCGATTGACCGCGTCGAGAAGTCGGCCCTGCGGACCGAAAAGAAACTCGACCAGCACATCAACGATCACCTAACCGGTAAAATTGACTAGGTAGGAGGGAGAGGGCAACATGGGAAAGAAGAAGAAGAGCAGCGGGCAGCGAGCTGGCTTTAGGACTCGCGTCAATCCGCTAACCGGCGAGGTCGAGCAGATCCCCGGAACACGCTCCGGCAAGAAGCGCACCCGTCTCCCGTTCGGTCACCCGCTTCGCACCCACGATCTCAACCCTCCCGGGTCTCGCAAGAAGCGACATGAGGAGCTCATGAATCGCAACAAGAAAGCGGACACACCCAAGTCTAAGTGACACACGAGCGTATTGGCCACCTTCGTCGCATCTAGAGTCTGAAAGGAAAATAACTGCGGCGAAAAAGTTCAATTCAGTGTAGCAAGATCTAAGCGCTACCTTAGGGGGATGTCCCCGCCGCTCGGAGGTGACGGCGGGGCATCTCCCTCTTGTGGGCTATCTTGTCTCGGCCTGCGGGCCCCAGTTGTTCATTCGCTCATTGGTGTTGAGCGTGATCCACGCGACGACCCTAACGTTGCTCTTCGGGTCGTGTAGGTCAGCCTCTGTCAGCCCAAGCTCAGTCATCGCGCCCCTCGACTTTGCAGGGTCGATGTCAAACAAACCGTGACCGCCATCGTTGTCCTCGTAGCCTGTGTCGCATCGCGACTCAAGCCACGCGATGTGCGAAAACATCTCAACCGGTAGGCCGTACTGATAAAGCAGCGGCTCGATGTCTGGGCAGTAGAGCTCCTGATTCTTGGGCAGGCTTACAGCAAACTTGGTAGGCTGCTTCGACTTACCCACGGTTCCCTTGACGCATCCCCAGCCGTTGTAGCCGATGCCTTCGCGACTCCATACATACTGACGCGGAACGCCTTTCTGCTTCGCAAAGTCAGCCGGTCGGGTCACGACGGTCTCCCACCCAGTTATTGCAATGCGGTTGGCAACGACTACCTGCTCAAGCTTGGGAGCCTCGTCAGGTCGTGGAGCAAACTCCTCTCCACCCCAGCGCTCCCAGGTCCCCATCTGCCCACCGAGGACGCCATTGGCAAACGTACCGTTGGTCATGATGCCAAGTCCGCCGGCGAAGCGCCCGCCGTTCTGCCAGTTGCCGAGCGGGTGGGTGAGGTCGTTGCGCGTCTCGCAGTATGCGACCTTGTCCCAGTACTTGTAGGTGACGCCCATCTTGAACTCGTAGCGGTAGGTCGGCCCGACGTCGGGGTTGCCGACGATCGCGTAGTCGGCCGGCAGGGGCGGATTCTCAACCACGTTGTCTGGGCCAATCTCAACGATCCCTCCACTCAAAGCCGGGATGGCGTCGCGGATTCCGTACCCCAGCGCGATGGTCGGCTGGAGGATCGCCATAAGAAGAATGGCGGCGATCGTGTGGTTGATCTTTTTCAATAGCTGCGCGCGACGCTTTAGGTGCTGCTCGAAGGCCTTCTTTGACATCCTGCCCTCTGGGATGCTGAGTTGATAACGAAGTGTACTTATATAATTGTTGATTGTTGAAATGAGCTTACGCATAAAAATCCTTTGTTCGGCGGATAGGACGGAAAGGCGCATATGACAATGTCGCGCCTATCGGCGAATGTGGCGTGACGGTCTCTTTAGATCAGATCCGAGAGACCGATGACTTCAGCGGTACAGTGAGCGAGCGGTTTATGTCTGCTACTGTGGCGGTTGTCGCTACCTTTTGATGAGAGCTTTACCTGTACCACTAGAGTGGTACTGGGAGGCTCCTTAGGCTCGCGGGGGAGTCTCTTTGTCTTTTGCACTGCCGGGCTTGCACCGGCTGCAGCGTGCCTTGAACTTAGTAGTTTCATTCTCAGTCTCCTCGGTTGACACCTTTGGTGGCTGCTACAACGATTATACCTGGCTTCGCCCGAGTAGACATCAACTACGATACCTGCGCGCGAAAGATTGCGGAAAAGTGCCCTCAAAAGCGGGTCTCCGCCGTATACATTTAACAATAACAGTTTATAAGAAGAAGTTGTACATTATCCCTAGAAAGGACCTGGTTCCAGTGGAAACAAGCAAACTCAAGACAAAAGTCTCAGCAGCGGATTGGCCCGTTGGTTTGTACCCAATGTCGGTCCGTCTGCGTGATTCTCGCGGTCGATATATGAACGGGGCCCAAGTTTCAATCTCACCGATGCCTCCGTCAACCCTGATCTACGAGACACGCGAACCGGCAACCGTCGAGACGATGCAGCTTGGTCGGCAGGAGTCTCAGATGAATCTCCTGATACCAGCCGGCGTCTACGACGTCACCTTCAAGAAGGGCGACGAGACATCGAGCACATCGGTGACGGTCAACGACCAGATAGCCTCGACCACGTCGCAGACCTGGAAGGACGGCAAGCCTTTCTACTTCCGAGACCTCAACTGGGATCGGTACATCATCAAGGAGAACGCCTACAACGACCTCAAGGTTGTCTCGGGCGACGTGGCTCTGGACATCGGCGGTCACATTGGGACCTTCAGCCGTCTGGCTCTCTACAGGGGAGCGTCGGTCGTCGCCATCGAACCCGACCTCTACAACAACCGTCTGCTGACGATGAACGTCGCTGAGTACCCCGGCAAGTACGAGGTCATCAGAGCTGCCGTTGTGGCCGATGACTCAGACTTTGCTGCGGCTGGCGTCGCCTCACTTTGGGTCGACGCGGACGGCAGCGGCGACTCGTCGCGGACGGCTCTTCACTCGCTCTATCGCACCCGCGGCTCCCGCCTCCCCGTCGAGGTTCCGACTGTGACTTGGTCGGAAGCGCTCAAGAGCTGCTCGCCCACCGTTCTCAAGGTCGACGTGGAAGGCGCCGAGCTGACCTACGACTGGTCGGCCTTGTCCGTCTGCGATAACCTCCGGACAATCGCGGTCGAGATCGAGAAGAAGAAGAACAAGGAAAGCGAAAGGCAGGTCATCTCGGACAGCATCGCCGCCCTCGGCTTTAAGAAGACGAAGGAGACAGTCGGCTGGGCGATTGTTCAGATGTGGAGTCGCTGATCCCATGGCCAAGAAGCCAAAGACAAAGCGGAAGGTTGCTTTGCTCTACACTCGAGTCTCGACGACGATGCAGGTCAACGACGGTATGTCGCTTGGCGCCCAGGAGCGCGACCTCAAGCGGGCGGCCGAGAACGCTGGGTACGCCGACGACGAGATCGAGCTTCTTCGCGAGGAGGGCAGGTCGGGCAAGTCAATCACCGGTCGCCCAGTTCTTCGAAACGCGCTCGAGCGACTAGACAGCGGAGACGCAGACGCGATCTTCGTGACCAGGATCGACCGTCTGGCAAGATCGACCAAGGACTTTCTTAGCATCGTCGATCGAGCCAACACAAACGAGTGGCGCATCGTCATGCTCGATCTCAACCTCGACACCGCGAGCTATCAGGGGCGCTTTGTCGTCACGATTATGTCGGCCCTGGCCGAGATGGAGCGGGCGATCATTGCCGAGCGTCAGAAGGACGTTCATCGTGACCGTCGCGAGAAGGGCAAGGAGTGGGGCGTAGACGTTGGGCCCAAGACAAAGGTTCCCGTCGAGACCCGCCGACGCATTCTCGAGCTTCGTGAGAAGGGCGTGTCATACGCAAAGATCGCCGACATGCTCAACGCCGACGGCGTTGCTCCGGTGCGCGGAGACAAGTGGCATGCCGGAACGGTTCATCGTCTTGTCAACGGTCTCAAGGATAAGCGGCTAACCGACGAAACATAGTAGCGGAGCCGGGGCGCTCGCGCACCCCGGCCCCAACAGATGCCTCTCTCCCATTGGCCCAAGACATCTTGCTGTGTTTATACTACACAGTCTTTTGTACACACGGCCGCTTTTAGGCAAATCTTTTAGCGAGCAAATCTCGTTGCAATTCCCCAGTCAACCTCCCCGGTCGGGACGGCTCGGGGGACCAAGATGTAGTTGCGAATCTCGGCACGCGACCCGAGGCCGTTGATCTCAAGGCCTCGCTCAGACAGCTTCCGCTGAAACGCGATCTGGGTCATCGGCTTCTCGCCGCGTTCCTCAGACCACACGCGATAGACGGCGTAGATTGCCTTGATCGGAGTGGCCGCGCCGTCGACCTCCTTGGTCTCCTCGGTCAGGAAGAATCCGATGCGGTCCTCGTTCTTGCGATAGATCTCGGCCGCCTCGCTGACGACGGAGCACCAGCCGAGGGCGTCTCGTGCGCTCGACCCAAGCAACTTGATCGCACCCTCAACTGCCCAAGACAGCACCGCCGGCAGTCCACCTTCTGGGTCGAACAGATAGTGCTTGAGATCCGGGTCGGGATTCTCTGGAACGCGCGTCATCGGAATGGGTCGGATTCGGCGCCACATCGCGTCATCGGTGATGATAGGTCTGTGGTTTGTCGTGATCCAAAGCTTGGCGCGAGACTGGAATGTGAACGGCTTCTCTCCAGGCGAACGTGCCGAGATCTCGGACGAACCGGTGAGCTTCTTTACGGAGTTCTCCTTCATGCGCTCGGACTCCGGCAACTCGTCGACCCACACCATGCGCCGACCGCGAAGCTCGGCCCAGTGATATAGATCCGAGCCATGCGCCTGGCCGTCGCCCTGCGCGAGGATGCTCGAGTCAAGAGGCCACGCGTACTGCGACGTGCCCATCGCCTTGACCAGTGCCTCGACCATTGTGTTCTTACCGGAGCCTGGCGGACCGTAGACGAGGAACATGATGTCGTAGGTGCGCAGACCAGTCAGCGAGTACCCGGCCGCCTTCTGCAGCCACTCCTGAAGCTCCTTGTCGCCGCCGGTTGCGAAGTCGATGAACTGCTCCCAGCGCACGTTGCGAATTCCCGGATTGTAGGCGACCGGCGCACGCCGCGTGATGTATAGGTCAGGCCTGCCCTTGAGGAGCTCGCCCGTCCGCAGGTCGATGACGCCGTTGGCTACACCAAGAAGCGTTTCATCGCTGTCCCATGTTTCCACGGCAACCTGCACTCGTGGGTCAGACGTAGCGCTCTCAATTGAGCCATTGATGCGGGCGTTTGACTTGGCCTGCTGCGCCCAGCGGATTACCTCGGACTGCTTGTCCGCGTCATCAAGATAGTGAACAACTTCACTCGCGACGATCGGCGCGATCTTCTTAGCAAGCTCACGCATCTCAAGACTCTCGACGTCGGGCTTCCAATACCCGCCATCCCAGTGAAACCAGCCAAGCCCTGGAGTGTATCGTATTGCGGGGCCAAAGGAGTCAACAAGTCGTCGTCCATTTCCAGTGTCAGTAAGACTTCTCTTTCCTGGCTCTCCGCCTTCGTCCTCGCTAAGAGCATCAGGGTCGAGAGGAACGTCAATGTTAGCAAGACTAGTCGCTGTCGCGAGCGAGTCGCCATCAACCATCGAGCTATGGACAGCACCCCCGATAGTGCCGGGAAGACTAGAAGAATAGCTAGGCGCTTCGGCAGGACTAGACTTCTGCTTCTGTCTGGCTGATGTGACCGATGCACGGCTCTCCTCTGTAGACTTGTCCGCCCACTCCTTGAGTCCAGGCCACAGGCGTTCAGTCTTTGGGTTGTCTACGACAAACTGTATCGCCCTTCGGACGTGCATAAGCAGTCCACCAGGCCCTTCGATCTCCAGCGGCGGGCGAACCTTCTCGGCGTTGAACCGAATCATCATCGTCTCAACGGCGAGGCGACCAGCCTCGGTATTGACGGGAAACTTGTTCGCCAGCGCGCACGACATCGCGTAGATGTCAACGGCGCGTGAACCCTCGTCAATGCCTTCGGTAAGAAGACGATCAATGTCAACCCGCTCGCCTGACCAGTCGAGCGAGTCAAGGAAGCCCCAGTCGCCCTCACCAAGCGCTGTACCACCGCGCGACGACCCTTTCTTGCGAAGAGCTGTAAGCAACTCTTCAGGAGCCTCCGCCATCTCGATTTCCCACGGCGCCTTTCCTGGCGCCCAGTCGTAGCAGACCCCGGAGAAGTGACGAGAAGGTGCGATCAACACATAGCCGTTGTGTTTGATGTCGATGCCGCCGAGGCCAGCCTTCTTGAGGTTGCCTACGAGCTGCTCCGCTTCGTCGCATCTATAGAATAGGTGGCGGCCGCGTACAGTCCTGCCGCCGATTGAGTACTCGCCGGTGATCGCCTCAACCGTAGGCGGAAGCGCACCGTCGACGAGTGCCTCGAACTTTTCAAACGAGTCGGGCCCGCCGGAGCGAGGGTCGATGTCGATGACGAAGAATCCGCTTGGGCGACAGAACACGGCAACGTTCTGCTCGCTGCCCTCGGGCCACCACTGCTTTACCGTGTTGACATCGCTCGTTGCCTGGTTGTTCCATTCAGCGATACTCGGGTGCTTGCCGACGTCCTTTGGCTCAGCGTGCGCGCCGCCGCACGTGCAGCGGCCGTTGTCGATGCCGTAGCACGGCAGAATGTGCCAGCCCTTGGCGGCGTACCACTCGGCCGCGGGGCCAAGTCTACCGGTAGCTGCGTTCCAGGCGCTCATTGCTTGGCGCCTGTCTCGCTCTGAAGCGAAACTATCCAAGCAATAGCGTCGTCGTGCGATATATACGAGCGTTCGCGACCTGTCTCGGTCTTTATCTTTAGCGCGGGAAGCTCTCCCTGCGCGACAGCCCTGGCTACCACACGCTGCGGGATTCCATGGAGTAGGGCTACCTTGCGGATGCTAAGCCGCTTCGTTGCTTCTTGTGATTGCATCTAAGTTGTCTCTCGGGCCGGTGGAGAAGTGATCAATTTTGCACTTTTGTGACATTTGGGATTTGGACACTATACCAAGTGGGCGTCGGTTGGCGTCACCTACTTAGACTTTTCTTGGACAAAGTGCGGGGTAGACATGGTATCACAGAAGTGTACCGTACTTATACATGACAGGTATCAGTACATGTTATTGTTTGACCCGACGCATCGACATCGGTATCAACACACTACGTAAACGCAGAGGTACAAAGGCCATGGGCAAATTGTTTGATGACATCAAGAAAGAGCAAAGCCACAGAGGCACACGCTCTCGGATCGCGGAGATCTACGAGCTTCTCCCCGAGGACGAGCGCAAGGACTTCATAAAGGCACTTGATGATCACAGCATTCCAGCCTCCAATATCTCAAAGGCTATGGCAAAGCGAGGCCATAAGCTTGCGATCAACGTGATTAGCCGCTATCGCCGCGGAGAACTGACGACGGTCATCAAATGAGTCTTGCAGACGACATCCACAAGGAAGACGAGATCACCGAGCTCCGCAAGGCGCTCAAGCGAGCGCAGCAGGCTGAGTATAAGGCAAAGCGGGCGAACGAGACGATCACCGAGGCGGTGTACGCCGCCGCGCGTGAGGCGGCCATTGCATCCGGTGGAGGCAAGCCACTTAAGATTGAATCGCGTCCGAAGGACACCCGCAAGGGCAAGGCCGAACACGCGCTGATCCACCCGACCGACTGGCAGCTTGGAAAGCGAACCTCCAACTACAGCATCGACATCTGCTCGAAGCGAATGGAGCAGTTTACGCAGAAGGTCATGGAGCTTACGGAGATCCAGCGCACCCACCACCCAGTTCGTGAGGCCACCGTTATGTTCGGTGGCGACATGGTGGAAGGCATCACGATCTTCCCCGGTCAGGCCTGGGAGGTCGAGGCGCATCTCTTCGAGCAGCTCTTCGAGACCGTGCGCATCGAGGAGATGATGATTCGCACCCTAGCCGCATTCTTCGACAAGGTGCACGTCGTCTGTGAGTACGGTAATCACGGCCGCCTCGGTCGCAAGGGCGAGCTCCCGGCACATGACAACATCGACGCGATCTCCTACAAGATCACGGCCGACCGCACGAAGGACCTCAAGAACGTCACCTGGCAGATGTCGTCCGACTGGTACCAGATTGTGAGCGTTGGAAACTACAAGGCGCTTCTGGTTCATGGAGATGAGATCAAGTCGTTTGGCGGAGGCACACCCGCATTCGGCATCCTACGCAAGTGCAACGCCTGGGCGACCGGCGTGGTTCCAGACTTCAAGGACGTCTACATGGGCCACTTCCACACGCCGATGGCTCTTACGATGTCCAACGGTGGCCGCATCTTCGTGACCGGCTCTCCCGAGTCGGAGAACGTCTACGCCGCGGAGTTCGTTGCCGCAAAGGGACATCCGTCTCAGCGCCTTCACTTCGTTGACCCCGAGCACGGCCGCGTCACGGCCGAGTACGTCGTCTGGCTCGACTAGCAGCTCTCGCGGTGTCTGACTGCATAGTAGTATGTAGTCAATGCTGAAGAACAAGCCAGCCGGCAAGGACACGCGCAAGAAGATCGTCAAGGCGGCGGACTCCGCAGCTGCTCAGCGATTGTCAGAGAATGGCGTTGGCGAGCTCGCAAGACTTGGAGCTGTGTGGTCAGGCATCCTCGACCTCGAGGATCCGATACCCGCATCCGAGGTCGCGGCGATGCTCAGCGCTCACGCTCTCATACGTGGAACGATGCTGATCGACTCAGATCCGCACTGGACCGACGCGGCTGCCTACGCTGTGCTTGCCGCGTGTAGCGAGCCTCGTGCGGAGCTGTTCGACCAAGACATGTTGGGCGAGGAAGAAAAGAAGACCTTCCCCCTAGGATTTAGCAGGCCCGAGGCTGAGTCGCAGGAATAGACACCGCTCTCTTTAGATAGAATCTACAGGTAGCGCTGTGGAATGGAGGTCTGGTGCCCTGGCCTAATGATGTCGTGACAAGAACCGTCACGGGCACGTATCTTAATGGCTCCGGAGATCCCGCCAAAGGCCGGGTAACGTTTACTCCTACCTCCAGGGTAGTTGACACAGACGACAACGTCATTGTTGAGGGCGCGATCGTCGCGACCCTAGACACGAACGGGTCATTCTCCGTCGAGCTTCCTACTACAGACAACCTGCTTTTGTCGCCGCGCGGGTGGGCCTACGAGGTCAGCGTCCGTCTATACGGCGTCAAGCCACGCAAGTTCTACGCGTTTTTGCCCGTAGACGACGGGTCGGCGATCGACCTCGCGACCGGAGCGTCTGTGGACATTCCACCGCAGGCAACGACCGAGGCGTTCATTGAGGCCATACCGTCTCAGACATTTGCCGCATACGATCAGTCCACCGACAGCGACGTCGTCTACCGCGAGGTCTACGGCACCTACGTGACGCCGACGGGCGAGGCGGCCAAGGGTCGAGTAACCTTTACACCGACACACCGCGTCGTGGATACCCACGATGCCGTGATCATCGAGGACACGGTCTCAGCAACCCTCGACGATGAGGGGTCGTTCTCGATCAACCTTCCGACAACCGACAACCTGCTTTTGTCGCCGCGCGGGTGGGCCTACGAGGTCAATGTTCGCCTGTATGGAGTCCGACCGTATAAGTACTTCGCGTTTCTTCCCACCGGCGACGGTACGCCCGTCGACCTCATCAATGACATCAGCACCGGTGCATCCGGTGTGGCTGACGGGACGATTCAAAGCGGCAGTGCCGCGGGGGCTCAAGGAACAATTGGTCCCCGTGGGCCGGGAGTACTTACAGGTTCTGGAGTGCCAACATCGACCGTCGGCTTTGACGGCGACATCTACATCGACGCCGAGGACGGCGCGTTCTACGGGCCAAAGGCAAATGGCGAATGGCCGCTTTCGCCGTTCTACACGCCGGAGGCTCTTGGGTCCGCCCGATACATCCACACGCAGGCCGTCGCGTCGACCACCTGGAACGTTGTCCACGAGCTTGGCGGCCGCCCATCGGTGATGGTTGTAGACACCGCCGGAACTGTCGTCATTGGCCAAGTAAGCTATAATAGCAATACATCTATCACGATTTCTTTCTCGGCACCGTTCGCAGGATATGCCTACCTAACCTAGGTTTGGTCGGCAGAGGAGTAACATAACAATGGCAACCAAGTTTCTTGTAAACCTAGATCTCAACCAGAACCAGATTCTTAATGGTCGGTTTGAGGTTCTTGGTTCTGACCCAGAGTCTGGCACCATCAAGGTGTACAGCGGTGCCGCATGGCGCAAGATGATTCATGCGGTCTCCTCGGCCGGAACGTACTCGAGCGCGCTTACGGTAAGCGAGTCTAACGGCACGGTCAGCCTCACCCTCAACCTCGCGGATGCAAGCAACGCCGGCCTCCTGTCGAGCACGTTCTACTCGCTACTCAACGCCGCCACCGCATCAAACACCAACAGCACGCTCGCGCTTCGTGACGCTAGCGGCCGCCTCCAGGTAACGGCCCCATCGGCTGATCTTGACGCCGCGAACAAGGCGTACGTAGATGCCGCACGCAACGGTCTCGACGTCAAGCAGTCGGTGAAGCTTGCAACCAACGCGGCGCTTCCTGGATACACTCACAGCAGCGGAGTGCTTACCGCAACCTCCGTCGGAGTGCTCTCCGTCGACAGCGCAAACGTTCTTTTGGGCAATCGAATCCTCGTCAAGAACGAGACATCGTCAAACGCTCCGTTCAACGGAATCTACGTCGTCACCAACCCTGGAGACGGAGACGAGGCGTTCGTTCTTACACGCGCCGACGACGCGAACCACTCAGACGAGGTCACACCCGGCATGTTCGTGTTTGTCGAGCAGGGCGACATCTGGGCTGACTCCGGTTGGGTGCTTACAACCGACGGCACCGTCAACCTTGGAGTTACAAACCTCACTTTTGTGCAGTTCTCTTCCGCCGGACAGAGCATCGCAGGTAACGGTCTTACCAAGACGGGCAACACGATCGACGTTGGCGGAACAACCGACCGCATCAGCGTCACGTCCGACGCGGTTGACATCGCGTCCACCTACGTTGGCCAGAGCTCCATCACGACGCTCGGCACGATTGGTACCGGAACGTGGCAGGCCACCGACATCGGAATCGCGCACGGTGGCACAAACGCATCAACCGCCGCCGACGCGCGCACAAACCTCGCCGACACAACGGTGGGGTTCACGACGAGTACCCCGGTGCTTGCTCGAGTCGCCGCGCAGACGATCACCGGAGCCAGCACGTCATTCAACATTGACCACAACTTTGCTACGCGCGACGTTACGGTTCAGGTATATGATGCAGCCTCGTACGACACCGTCTTCTGTGACGTTGCCCGTGCAACCACAAACCGCGTAACCGTAACGTTTGCCGCAGCCCCAGGCGCGGCATCGTACCGCGTCGTGGTAACAGGCTAAAATAGATTTCCGCCCTTGCGGGGGCATCAAAAGATTGATTGGGTTGAGGCTCAATGGCTAACAGGTTCTTTTCATCGATAAAGGCGCGGTTCTTCAGCACCGCCGCAGACAACGCCGTAGACATTGGCGTAAAGGATGACGCAAACGCGCGGTTGGCCATTGACGCAGGCGGGCGCGTCACATGGGGCGACGGAACCAACGCCGCCGACACAAACCTCTACCGCGACGCGGCTGACGTTCTCAAGACGGACGACACGTTCAAGGCTGCCGCACTCTACGTTGAGGGCATCGAGATTGACACGACGGGCGCTGACAGCCTAGAAGCTCTTGTATACGACGGCACAAAGTTTGCGCCCGCAGCCATTCCTCGATCTTTGGACGATCTTAGCGATGTTGTCATTACGACGCCAGCAGAGTTTCAAACCCTTGAGTACAACGGCACAAGCTGGGTAAATGCGTACTCCTCCGTCGTCACCTACGCAAGAAATGCCGAAGCGACCACGCTAGGAATCGGTACGGTCGTTTATTTGTTTGGCGCGACCGGAGACCATGCAACTGTAAAAAGAGCAGACAATGACTCTGATACGACTTCTTCAAAAACCGTTGGTATGGTCGCTGCACCAATCGCAGCGAATGAAAACGGCCCAATTGTTACTCGCGGATACGTAAAGGGAGTAAGTCTTTCCGCGTATTCTCCAGGCGACATTCTGTGGTTGGGTGAGAACGGCGGATTCACCACTACAAAACCATCCGCTCCTGAGCATTTGGTTTTCGTCGGCGTCGTCGTTCGCGCCACAAACAACGGAATCGTATACGTAGCTGTTCAAAACGGATACGAGTTGGACGAACTGCACAACGTCGCAATCGATCCTCTTACGTTGGCGAATGGTGACGTTATTCGCTACAACTCCACAACCGGTCTTTGGGAGAACAACCAAGTCGTCGGTCCGAGTGGACCGACGGGACCGACGGGACCGACGGGACCGACGGGACCGACTGGTCCGACTGGAGCAACCGGCGCAACAGGGACAGCAGGAACAAGTACGGGCTTGACCGTATTCTTGGACGACGCCGGCGGCACCGGACCGGTTACAGGAGATGCACTCGTTATTCCGAATACTGGTGCTCAAACGAACGTCGTCGTAACCGCTGGTACCGGTACTCCAGTTTTGCTTGCTTCGTTCGTTACTGAAGCTGGAGTTCCAAATAACACCGCCTTCGTTGGCGGAGTGTGGCAAGCGGTTGCCTACATGCGGCATCAGTTAGGGGGTGGAACGTTTAG